AGACAAGAGCATGGAAGACATGGGCAGAAAATACTGGAAAAAGAAAAGTTACATTTTCCAAGGTTTTGTCACAACGAATCCATTAGCAGAAGACACAACACCTGAGAATCCAATCAGAAGATTCATTATTGGACCTCAGATATTCAATATAATCAGAGGGGCACTCATGGATCCAGAGATGGAGGAAATGCCAACTGATTACTTGAAGGGTGTTGACTTCAGGATCACTAAAACAACAAAAGGTGGTTATGCTGACTACTCAACAAGTAAATGGTCAAGAAGAGAAAGACCGTTGGACGAGGCGGAAAGAGCCGCAATCGACACACACGGACTACACAACTTAGGTGACTTCAGACCAAAAGAACCGACAGAAGCAGAAGTTAAAATAATCGCAGAATTATTTGCGAAATCTGTGGAAGGTGAGGCTTATGATCTTGAGCAGTATGGACAGTACTTCAGACCAGCAGGGGTGGCTTACCAAGCCAAACCACAGGTGGCAGTACCAACAGCATCGGCTCCAGTAAACGTTGAACACACGCATGATGATGGCACAAAACATAGCCATTCAGGTGGTGATCAACCTCATACACACGCGGCAGAAAAACCTGAGGCGACGCCAGTTGCTCCAGCAGGTGATAGTGCCAAGAGAGCAGAAGACATCTTGAAGTTGATTAGATCAAGACAAGCAAAATAATCTGACATTTTACCAAGGCCCTAGCATTGACGTTAGGGCCTAGGTATGCTAAAATAGATGACACAAAGGACAAAATTATGACAAAAGTATTTGACGCAACAAAGTTTAGGAAAAGTATTACAAAGTCTATCCAAGGACTAGGCATAGGATTCAGCGATCCAACAGACTGGATTTCAACAGGAAATTATGCATTAAACTATTTGATGACCAGTGATTTCAACAAAGGTATTCCGTTAGGTAAGGTGACTGTACTTGCAGGAGAATCTGGAGCAGGTAAAAGTTACATAGCATCAGGAAATATTATCAAGAATGCACAAGATCAAGGTATATTCGTTATACTGATCGATACAGAGAACGCATTAGATGAGCAATGGTTACAAGCATTAAAAGTAGACACATCTGAAGACAAACTTATGAAATTAAGTATGTCAATGGTTGATGACGTTGCAAAAACTGTATCTGAGTTCATGAAAGGATACAAGGACCAACACGCAGACAACAAAGAAGGTGCACCTAAAGTACTATTCGTTATAGACAGTTTAGGTATGTTGTTAACACCAACAGATGTTAATCAGTTTGAAGCAGGTGAAATGAAAGGAGACTTGGGTAGAAAACCTAAGGCCTTGACTGCATTGGTAAGAAACTGTGTTAACATGTTTGGTAGTTGGAACGTAGGATTAATAGCAACCAATCACACATATGCATCACAGGACATGTTCGATCCAGACGATAAGATATCAGGAGGACAAGGATTCATATATGCATCAAGTATTGTTGTTGCAATGAAAAAATTAAAACTTAAAGAAGATGAAAAAGGAAATAAGGTTACTGATGTACGAGGTATTAGAGCGGCTTGTAAAGTTATGAAAACAAGATATGCCAAACCTTTCGAGGGTGTGCAAGTGAAGATTCCATATGACACAGGCATGGATCCGTATAGTGGATTGGTTGACTTGTTTGAGAAGAAAGGCATACTAGTGCAAACAGGAAACAGGTTAAAATACGTTGATCCGCAAGGCAAAGAACATATAGAGTTTAGAAAAGCATGGACAGGTGATAAATTAGATATGATAATGGCGAACTTTAAAGAAGAAATACCCGCAGAAGAAATAGAAGTAGAAGAGGAAGTTAAGACGAAATGATAGACTTTACACACGAAGACATCGAACGTTTATGGAACTCCATGGTCCATTATGTACCAGAGAGACAGAAACTAGACATGGCTATAGACTTTATTAAAAGTTTAGAAGACATTGGTGTTGAACATGATGAAATAAAAGCATCTGCGGAATACGATCCTAAACTTGAAGAAGCGATCAACACTGTGTTCGAAGAAGACGAAGAAGAGTCAGACGGATACGGAGAAGATGATTAATTGGTATAACGAAGTAAGCCGAAACCTTGACAAGATACCAAACTGTATAGCACATTTTGATAAAGAATTACTAGAAGCAAGAAAACAGTGCAAGATATATGGGAACCTTGAAAGAGCAAGTGCGGCACTGCCAGGCATAGTCGAGGAAAGATTCAGCCAACTACAACAACTAGAAGCGATACTGGAATATCTTAATATCGAATTAAGAAGACTGCGTTCAAAAACATTCAAAAAATATTTAGAAAATTATAATAGAGCCTTATCTAGCAGAGATGCAGAGAAATATGTAGACGGAGAAGACGATGTTGTAGATTTAACAAAAATAATCAATGACTTTGCACTAATAAGAAATCAATATCTAGGCATAACCAAAGGACTCGATCAAAAACAATGGCAAATAACAAACATTGTGAAACTGAGAGTAGCAGGAATGGAAGATGCCGACATCAAATAGAATCATACTCACAGACGTAGACGGTGTTTTATTAGAATGGGAACACCACTTTACAAAGTGGATGTTACAACGAACACTGTTTGACGATAGAGGTGCTAGGTATCACCCATACAGACTATTACCCGATAAGCAAAACACATACGAAATGGCAGAACGTTTTGGCTTGACTGTAAAAGAAATTCGTAAAGAGATACGAGAGTTTAACAGGAGTGCATGGATGGGCACACAAAGGCCTATGCTTGAATCTCAAACATGGGTAAAACTTATGGCGGCGGAGGGATGGACATTCATACCCATTACATCTCAGACATCAGATATACCTGCACAACAGTTACGTAAAAGAAGAATGGGAGAACTATTTGGCGATCATGTATTCACAAATTATCATATACTAGGCACAGGTGCTGACAAAGATAGTGCATTAGCGGAGTTTCATGATACCGGACTATATTGGGTCGAGGACAAGCCAAAGAACGCTGTAGCCGGGCTCAAATACGGTTTAAAGCCTATATTAATTGACCATCCATACAATCAAGATTTTAATCATCCTGACATTATCCGTGTAAGTAATTGGAAAGAGATCCACCAACTTGTCTCAGGAAGAAAATGAAAATATACGTAGGACACGATAGCAGAGAAGACATAGCATATCAAGTGTGTGAACACAGCATCAAGCGTAGGGATCCGTCAGCAGAAGTCATTCCATTGAAACAGAAACAGATGAGAGACCAAGGACTGTACACCAGACCGGTGGACAAACTTGCATCAACTGAATTTACTTTTACGAGATTTTTTGTACCTTACATGAATGATTTCAAAGGCTGGGCAGTGTTCTGTGACTGTGACTTCCTTTGGAAAATACCAAGTCATGAACTAATCAAGTTTTGTGATCCTAGCAAGGCAGTAGTGGTCGTGCAACATGATTATACACCTAAAGAAACAACCAAGATGGATGGACAAGTTCAGACAGTGTACCCAAGGAAAAACTGGTCGAGCATGGTGCTTTGGAATTGTGAACATCCTAAAAACAAAATACTCACACCTGATCTCTTGAATCAAGAATCACCAAAATTTCTACACAGGTTTAGTTGGCTAGACGACAATGAGATAGGCGAACTGCCATTAGAATACAATTGGTTAGTAGGATGGTACAAAGAACCTAATGATGGACACCCAAAAATCTTACACTATACAGAAGGTGGCCCATGGTTTGACGGATATCGAGATTGCGAATATGCTGACGATTGGAAGAAAGAACTAATCAATCTTTTCAGTGCGTAAAACACACCCCTAAAACAAGATAAGTACAGTTATGGCAAGACACAAAGAAAGAATGCTCGCGTGGATCGAGGAGTTAGGATTAATCGTAGTGCAATCTGAGATCAAACCATACGGGCCTGGAACAAGGAGATACCATGTTGGTAGACATGTCGAAGAACCTGAACACAATGCATATCAATTACCAAGTGGTAAGTGGGCGTCAACTCATGGAGTACAGGAATGGCTTACGCCTGCACCATTGCCAGGACCTCAACTT